CCAGCGCCGGCTGGATAATCTCGTCCCAGACCTCCGGCTTCATCTGCGCAACCTCGTCCATGACCACGCCGTCGAGGCGCACCCCACGCATGGCGTCTGGGTTGTCTGCCCCATAAAGCCTGATCATGGCACCGTTTCGGAAAGTCACCGACAGGTCGCCCTCGCGCACGTCGACAGACCCGGTGCGGATCATGGCGTCTAGCGTGGCCTTGAGCTCGCGCCAGGCAATAGCTGTGGCCTGCTTGAGCTCGGGGGCTACGTAGAAGAACAGCCCCTGCGGCCCGGTGAAGCGCAGCGCCTGGTCGACGAGCTGCATGACGCCGAGCTTGGTCTTGCCGGCGCGGCGGTGCAGGGCGAGCACCGAGAACCGCTTGCAGCTCTCGTGGACCTCGCGCTGCCACTGGCGCGGCTCATACTTGAGGCTGATCGTTGTCATGCTTGCGCAGCATAGCCTCCTGCGAGCGTAGCACGGCCGCGCTCATCTGCTCGTTGGTCACCCCGGCGTCCTCCTCTACCACCTCACTGTCCACCAGCTGGCCGGCTTCGTCATAAGCCCCGACGAACACGCGCCGCACCGTGAGCTCGTGCGTGCCGACGCCGTCGTCGCCGAAGACTTGCACGACCGCGCGGCCCCAGTCCTTGAGCTTCCACTCCTTGATCTGTCTCCTATTCGTCTCACCTGACATCTCGACCATCCTCCTCGGCTACTTGCCTCAAATTGTTGGATTGGGGAACGCCCGTCACCACGGTGATGTTCATCTGGCCCTCGTGCTCGACCTTCTGGTGGTCGCCGTAAGCCCTGCGGTGCCAGCGGCTGAGCAGCCACTTGCGCGTGTCGATCTTGGTCCGCGTGCTCTGGACGTTGTCCTCCGTGCAGTCGTCGGCGAGCTGCAACATCGAGATGGCGATCGCGTCGGCCTGCGCTTCGCGCGCGCGCGCATAGGCGGCAGCTGCCTCGGGATTGTGATTCAGGTGATAGTTCACCGTCCTCGTGCTCAGGCTGTGAGCTCGGCAGTAGTCGACCAGCGTGTTGCCGTTCGCCACCCACTCACAGAGCGCGTCCATGTGCGGAGTTACGACAGACGGCGCGACCTCAGCTGGTTTGAGCTGCTTGGCGCGCCGTTGTTGCTTCTTGCTGGCCATGGCTAGCTTGAGGCAGCACCCGGCTGCTGTGGAACGTATTCCGCAGCGCGGCGCTCGATCGTCGCCACCATCGCGTTGAGAACTGTCGACAGCTTGCGCTCTTTCTCGCAGCTCTTCACCCAGTAGAGCACGGTGCTGTGATCGCGTCCGCCCAGCATGTCGCCGACATCCTGCAGCGTGAGCAGGGTGTTCTTGCGCAGGAGGTAGGCCAAGACCTTGCGCGGCTGGCTGTATCTGGCTTGCCGGCTACGGCCAACCAGGTCGTCCCAGGTCACGGACATGGTCTCGGCGACTGCTCGAGCAATGCTCGGCGCGGTGAGCGGATCCTCGAGGCCCAGCTCAATGGCGTTGCTGTTTCGATTCTGGAGAGTTTCTTCAGGGATGTTCATCGGATTCGGTTGATCTGTTGCTGTATCTGGTCGCGCTCCCACGGCGTCGCAGCTCGCTGCTTCTGGTCGTAGAGCTCTAGAATGGTGTGGACTCGGATCGACTCCATTGCCTGGTCGTCGACCGTCGTCCGTTTTGGACCCTTGTCCTGCTTGCTGCGCAGCCGGCGCAGCGTTGCCGCGCAGGCGTTGCATAGCCCAGAGATTGGGTCGCGGCCCACGAGCTCGAGGTCGTGGCCGCGGTCGCACTGTCCGTCAGAATGGGATGTCATGCGGGTTCTTGGACTGGAACGGGCTGGACTCCTCGCGGTCCTCCGACTTGCCCATGAACTGGAACGAGTCGAGCACAACCTCGTGCTTGCTGCGGCGTTTGCCGTCCTTGTCCTCCCACTGTTGCAGACTAAGGCGGCCCTCCACAAGTAGTGGGCGGCCCTTTCCCGTGTGTTTCGACAAAGTTTCGGCGACCTGCCCGAAGGCCACGACGTCCACGAACATCGTCTCCTCCTTCTCCCGGCTCTTCCGGTTGACGGCGATGCCGGTCTTGCCGACCGCCATGCCGCCCTGCGTCTTGCGCACCTCCCAGTCGCGGGTCAGGTTCCCAACGAGCACGATCTTGTTGAAGTTTGGCATGCTTAGGCCCCCTGCTCCTGCAGCCGGGCTTGGTGCTCGGCGTAGCTGTCGCGCAGCTCGGCGACCTGGTCGTCGCTCAGGCTGCTGGCCTTGAGGCGAGCCACCCACAGGGCCAACTCGCTCGGCTTGGTCGACTTGTCGAGGATCTTCAACGCCTCTTCAACGCCCTCGAACGACGCGAGCTCGCGCGGCTTCGGCTTCGACGCAGGCTTCTTCACCTGCTTCGCTGGCCCGGCGCTGTCCCCGTCGTCGTCTTCCATGCCGGCAGCCAGGCCGAGCAAGGCCAGCGCGCAGAACCGCCGCTGGTAGGTCACACTCGAGCCCCACAGGTGCAGTGGATTCTGCCGCCCGCCTGCGCCCTCGACGCGCACCAAGCGCGCGCGGCTGAAGATGTGCTGGCCCGACGTGTGATAGAGCGTCGTGCAGAGGACATCGTCACCCCCCTCGGTGTCGAGCGTCTGCACCAGAGCCAGACCGTTCTTCGAGAGTGCCGGGGTCACCGCGCTAAGCACCGTGCTTAGGTCGGCGAACTGGCCGTATTGGGCGCGCGCGGTCTTCTCGATCGTGCTGACGTCCAAGTGAAATGCCGCCAACGCGGCCGTGATACTGCTGTGTTCAGTCATTGTTCATCTCCTCCATGGCCCCCAGCGTCCAGCTGGGCATGTGGCCAGTCTTCGCGGTCCAGTAGGCATGCAGGTGTCGGTACATCTCCCACCCCTGCTTCAGCTGCTCCGGTGTTGCCTCCACCCACCGGGCTGTGTCGTGCGTGCGGCTGACGTAGACGATCCCGCATCGCTGCGAGTCCTCCGGGTAGCCACAGCTGTATTCGAGAGCTTTCCGCGTCGCGGCGAGCTGCATCCAATGCGAGTCGAACAGGCGGGTCGGCATCTCCTCCCCGTCCTTCGTCTTGTAGTCGACTACGAACCCCTCGCAATGTAGGTCCGCGCGAGTGCCGTAGCCCAGCGGGTGTATGACGGTCCGCTCTGCTTGGAACGGATCGATGTCCGAGTTTGCGCCAGCTTCGCGCAGCTCGCGGTTGACCGCGCTGATGCGGCCCCAATGTTCCGTCGGGGCGAGCTCGCCGCTGTAGTGGGCCTCCAACGCCCCGTGGATCTCCGAGCCGAGATCGGCCGCGGACCTCGAGGTCGCCGTCATGTCCTCCTGTAGGCGCTCTAGCCAAGCCTCCTCGCTCTCGCCCTCGGCGCGCGGCAGCGTCAGGGCGGCCAGCACGGCTTGCTCGATGCGCCACCGCACGAGTTGCTCAGGGCTGCCCCCTGCTCGCATGATGGTTGTGCACCCCGGTACCCAGCCATTGGTTCGGGCGTCCCTCAAATTGGGCTTGCGGCGCTTGCCGTTCTTGCCGACGAGGTCCAGCACCTGCATCGCGGTGCCGTCGTCTTCGCGGCTATACCAGTGACCCGCCTCGGCGGCGGCTTTCGTCTTGCGTATCGTCATCGTTGTTGCACCTGCCAATTGGCAATGGCCCACATCATCAAGTCCCAAAACCACACTGGGCTTGAGAGCACCAGAACGATGCTGACCCAAGCCCCATACTGCTCAAGAATCTCCAACCCGCTAGGCGGGCGGACATCTTCTTGCGGCTGCTGCCGCGGCCACTCACGCGCCATAGGCCCGCTCCTCAGCTTGACGGACTGCTAGATCCTCCTCGTATTGCTCGCGGGCATGCTCCTCGAAGTCCCTGTGCATCTGCTCCCAGTCGCGCGCGCCGCTTTCCAGCCAGACCATCGCGCAGTCTGCGTCGCAGACGGCGTCGCTCTGGTCGCGTGACACGCCAAGCGGATCTTCGATCAGCGCGCACGGGCTGGGGTCGTAGCCCTCGCCGTAGGGGTAGTAGTAAGCCACCCAACCGTCGCCGAAGTCGTGCAGCACTACGCGCGCACGCTCGCGGTGGACCCTGTTCAGTTGAGTCATCATGAGTTTAGTTGTCGGGGCCGAGGAGGGAGTCCAGCGCAGCGGACTGCGCCGGGTCAAAGATGCGGAGCACGGCGCGCAGGGCGTCGAACTCTTCGACGCCGTTAGGCGGGTGGAACTCGTCATTGAAACAGGCGATCAGTTCGCCGAGTTCGTCCACACGCGCCCACAGGGCCGCGAGGTGCTTCGTGTCTAGATCTTGCTTCCTACTCATCGCCTTCCACTCCGTAGATGTAGGGGAACTGCTTGGCCAAGCCCTCAGCTTGACCCGTGAAGTTGGCGGCCAACAGTGTCAGCCGTGCCAACGCGTCTTGGATCTCGAACAACTCGTCCTGCCCGACCAAGTCGGCGCAAGCGAGCGGCGAGCGTCCGCATGCGTCCATGGCCATCAGTTTGCGCAAGCCGTCGAACACTTCGTCCAGTTGCTTCTTGGTGGACATTACTTGCCCCCCTTGTCGAAGATGTCGAACGGCTGGTCGTCGAGGTTGAGAGGCGTCTTGCCCATCAAGCGCGCCACCGCCTCCAGCGGGAACACGAACTGCTTGTCGGTGCCGACCTGCTTGGCCAGCAGCGGGCGCTTGCGGGCGCGGGATTTGTAGCCCGTGATCACGAACACCTTGCCTTGGCTGGTGAACTCCGCGCCAAGGTCGTCGGCGGTGAAGCCTGCCAGCGTCAGGTCGCTGTAGCTAAGACCGCTGTGCGCCTTCCACGCCTGCGACTCGGCCGTGTTGACCGCGCCGTTCTCGCCAATCGTGGCGAACTGCGCCGAGAACTTCAGGGTGTCGCCACCGTAGGTGCCGCGCACCTTGCTGATGCTGATGCCGCGACTTGCGGCGAAGTCGGCCAGCAGGGCGTCCAGTTCCGTCATCACGGTCTGGGTGGCGGCCTTGTCGAAAGTGTTGAT